TCTTTATTCCTTTCCTTAAGATATATATATTATATCAAAAATTTTTAAAAAAGTAAAGGGAGATGTATACCATCTCCCTTAAAACAACACTATATCTTGGTTACTGAAACTGCTCTTGTTCCTTTAATCATCATATTACCCTTAGTGCTACGAGACATTAAAGGAATGTCTTTCGCACTGAAGCAAATGTTAGTTTTTATTCCATTAAGCAAAATCATATCATCATCAGAGACCATTGCCGCACCAACTACTTCTTCTTCATTTTTTGGATAGATTATGAGACCTTTTCCGCCTCTTGATTGATTCATAAAGTTAGATAAATCCATCTTCTTACCCAAACCTGAAGCTGTGAATGTAGCAAGAGTATCAGAGTCTTTATGAACTGGAACTACAGAAACTACAGAATCTCCTTCCGTAAGTTTCATACCAATAACTCCTAGCGTATTCTTTCCACTGGCTCCAATATCCTTAATTGAAAATCTGATTGCCATTCCACTCTTAGAGATGATAATAACATCTTCATCATCCATGAATAGAATATCAACTAATTCATCACCTTCTTTAAGCTTTATTGCGGCGACCCCTGTATTTCTATTGGTTTTTGTATACTCCTCTAATAAAGACTTCTTAATCATACCGCCTTTTGTTACAAAGATAATATGCTTAGGTATTGAAGTCCTATGCAAAGAAGAGATAGCCATTACCTTTTCGTTAGGTTCTAGCTTAACAATATTGCTTACTGCGGCAGCCTTTTCACTAGGAACTGCGGAGACCAAAGTTCTATACATTTTTCCTTTATTAGTAAAGTACATCAATGTATCAAGGGTATTAGTCTTAATGGTATCTAAAATCACCTCGTCCGCAGATTTTAAACCTTTTCCGCCTTTCTTTTGTACCTTAAATGATGCCACAGGAACCCTCTTGATTGCCCCTGTCTGTGTAATGGCCACGCCTACACCCTCGGGAAGGGCGGCTGCCGCTACTTTCTTTTCCTTAATAATCTCAACATCAAGAAGTTGAGTTCTTCTTTCATCACCATAATCAGCTTTTAACTTACTCACCTTATCAATAAGTTTTTCATCACGATACGGTTTCTCATTGATGATTTTATTGCACTCCGCAATAATTAACTTCTTTTGCTCAAGTTCTTTAAGTAAATCTTCTTTATCGAGCTTAGTTAATTTACCTAGCCGCATATCAAGTACAGCTTTTGCTTGAATTTCATCAAGAATAAATCTATCCATTAACTTTCTCTTTGCGTCTGCTGTATCTTGAGATTCCTTAATTAACTTGATTGCTTCATCAATATCCTTAAGTACAATAAGGAGTCCTTCTAAAACATGTGCTCTTTTCTCTGCTTTATCCTTATCATATTCTGTTGCTTTGATAAGAACATTAGTCTGATGCTTAACATACGCATCAATCAAATCAAGCATAGAGCACATTCTAGGAGTTCCATCTACAATGTAATTCATATTATAAGATAAAGTTGTTTGCAAATCAGTCAAAGCAAATAGCTTATTTAAGACAGAATCTACACTAATTCCCCTCTTAACTTTAAACACCAGTCTGTTTTGACCAAGACTAGATTCATCATTAAAATCATCAAGAAGTCCATCAAACACATCAATGTTCTTTTCAATCTGCTCCTTAATCTTATTTCTATAAGTTCTATAAGGAATTGAAGTGAACACAATGGTTTGACCATTCACCTCATGGACTCCGCGCACCTTTAACGATACTGTGGAATGACCTGTTGCAAATGCAGCTCTAATATCCCTACTATTTAAGACAATATTCGGTAGAGGAAAATCTGGCCCCTTTATATGAGTCATTAACTCATCTATTGTCATATCATTGTTCTTGACATAAGCAACAATAGCATCACAGACTTCACTAAGATTGTTAGGAAGTGAGTTATGCGCCATTGAAAGTCCTATTGCTTGCTTACCATTACAAAGAGCATTTGGAAAGAGACCTGGCAATACAACAGGCTCCATGTATTCTCCATTATAAGTCTCCTTTAGCGGAACCACACCCTTGCTAAAATCTTGCATCATCAAGTCCGCATATACCGATGGTGCTGCACTAGTGTATCTTGAACTTGCATACATCTCGTTATTCTCTTGGGTTCCGAGTGAACCCTGCCCTTTAATGAGCGGATAGCGCATGAGATAATCCTGCGCCATCTTGCATAGCACACCGTAACAAGCCTGGTCACCGTGAAAGTAGCTAGTAGCAAGTGTTGACCCCACTACTGCATTACTTTTCTTAGCTTTGCTCTTACTATCCATCTTCAAGAAGTCTTCCATTGTCCACAGAATCTTTCTCTGTGCGGAAAGCAATCCATCTTCCGCAGATGGGATTGCTCTATCTGTAAGCACTTCTGAGCCATAAGTTAAAAAGCAATCTTTACTCTCTTCTCTTATATCTACTTCTGTAATAAATTCACTCATTATTACCTCCATCAATCAAAATTAAATCCTAATCTTTCAGCATTATCATAAATAAATTGCTTTCTAGGCTGAACTGCTTGTCCTTCTAAAACTTCTAATAAACGCTCGGCTTCTTCTACATCAGCCACGGTGATACGCTTGAAACGCTGGTCTTTAAAGCACACATCATGCAAGTCCTGTGCGTTGAGCTCACCAAGACCCTTACAATGCAAAACCTCGTACTTACCAGTGCTACTAGCACGGTAGTTGTCCATCTCAGCCTCGGTATAAAAATACAATTCCTCGCCGCCGCTTTTTACAATATATAGCGGCGTTACTGCTCTATATAAACGACCTTCCATTACAAGAGGTCTCATATAGGTGAAGAAGAATGTGATTAGTAGTAGTTCTATACTGGAACCGTCAGAATCCGGCTAATCTCATATTTCTATGGGGCCTGACTATATCTTACTTGTTATTTTTATTGTAACAAGGACACCTTTTCAGACTGCGTACCAATAGCAGCCTTACTCCTCCGATTCGAGGATAGTCGATACAGGTTCACCTCTTAATTCCCAAATTTTTTGTTTCTTTTTATACACTGGAATATCAGTATAAATACTATTCTTGCGGACGTCTCCTAAGAGAAGTTTGAAAAAAGTTCTCTTTTTAAGTATGTCTCCTTTATCAAAAATAAAGTTTTTATATACCTCTTCTCTTGTTTTGTGCATATACATTTTTCGATATTTAAGAATCTCTTCTTTAGACAACAAAGCTTTTGTTTTATTTTGTTCTGAAATATAGTATTTTTTATTCTCTTCAGTCAAAACCTCTGGCATAATATGTGACCAAGATTTTCCTTGCCATATTGATTGAAATTGATTTTTTGTAATTTTGTCTTTAAAATCTTTTTCATATATTTCTTTAGGAGATTCATGGTTATTATATGCTGTTCTTATATAGATAATATCTTTCTCATTCACTCTTGCTCGACCATTTCCTTCACCTATTGAGTTATTAACTCCACCTTTTTGGATATTATAGCCATCGCTTACTGAGTTATATTTTTCTATATATTCTTTTTCTTTCTTATCAAGGTCGTCTTGATTACATTCTTCTACTATTTCAAAATCAAAGTTTTCAACTCCTAAAACATTTATTATATTATCTATTGTCTGAGTTCTTTTTTGTTTGTGTTCAGAAAGTCTTCTTTCTATATTGTTAGATTGACCAATATAGACCTTTCCATTATTTTTATTGGTTATTTTGTATATTCCTATCATCTTTTCCTTTCAAATAGGAATTAAAAGGTTTTTCCCACGGTATTACCTTTAGCTTTACCTAGTAAGGTTTCACCGTTAGCAAATTCAAATTGAATTTACCCAAGTGGTAACTTGAAAAGTGTTACACAGCCAATTTTATTTAGCATCACACGTAATTACAATCTTATCAAAGTTCATTTTTGAAACATCGAATTTATCATTTCCAAATCCTCCACCAATTACTTTAATAATATCAGAGTATTCTTGGTTAGATAGGATTTTATCAATAGATGACTTAAGAGGGCTTAATACTTTACCTCTCAACATATAAATGCAGTCAGTCTTCTCATTGCGAGCTTCTACCGCTGCACTGCCAGCGCTTAAACCTTCGACCAAAAGGAGGTTGCGCTCTGATGCGACCTTGCTTGTGCAGTCGATGAACTTGTTACTAAGTGCCATCTTTGCTTTCAAACCTTTTTCCCTTGGTTTAATTGCCCTTGCCGCCTCTTTTGCTTTTCTTGCGGCATCCCTTGCTTTTCTTGCTATAAGAGCCTTATCCGCAATTCCTTTTATCTCTTTCTCATTCAACTCCATCCACTGTTGAAGTGCTTCGATAAATGCGGCAACCTGATTTTTACATCCCATGGCCACGACTCTTGTCTTGACTTGGCTATCATATGACACACTAGGGCTCGTGGCATTGAACACCATATACATGCCCTCTTGAATGTCATCACCAGAAAGGTTATCTTCTTTCTCTTTAAGCCAACCCTTATCTCTGAAAAACTTATTCATTTCTCTTGTAATAGCTGTCTTAATCTGAGTTAAGATTGGACTCTGCTCTACTAATCCTGTATTAACATAAGTTACAAAAGTGGAGGAATAATTCCCAGTATAGGTCATTACTAAATCCAATTTATTCTTTCCAACGGCACTTGAAACAGAAAGTCTATTCTTTATAATCTCAGTGTCCTTAACCGCATCATCAACCAAATCATGTAAGCCATTCTTTGATTGAAAGACCTCTTCTTTACCCTCGTAATTAACATTGAATATCAATCCGGGACACAAGCAAGCTAGAGTCTTTAAAAGACTTTTGATTCTCTTGTAGTCTACTTCAGGATGCTCAAAAAACTCTTCTGAAGCTGTCCATTTTACTGTTGTTCCGCGGGGTTCAACAGCTTTTCCAGTTTCCCTCTTTTCAAAGAGTCCTTCTTTAAAGACCACGGTCTCATACTCCTTGCCGCTCGATGTGTGCACGGTCATATCGTGGCTTAAGAAATTCGCAAGCTTACCCCCAATTCCAAATGAACCGAGGGAGGTTCCCTCATAAGACCCGTCCTCTCTGTACTTGCCCGAGGTGTTGAAAACACTGAACGCCGCCTCAAGCACAGTCTTACCATCTTCTCTCTTGAGGTTAGGAATAAAACCTTGACCGTTATCTTTTACTGAAACGGTCGCTCCATTTATATCAATAGAGATATTATCACAATTTCCTATTGTGTGTTCATCAACAGCATTAGAGATAATCTCTATTAGCAACTGTGTAGCATATGTGCAATCGCCCGCGTAGACACCCGGCTTTAGCCTAGTAAAGTCACGCGGATTAAGAGATTCTATACTTGTTTCACTGTATAATTTTCCCATTCGCATTTATCCTTTCTCTAAATCTAATTTTACTAACATATCTATTATATCATATTTTTATTTAAAAATCAAATAAAGCAATAATTTCTTATTGCTTTACTTTTTTCCTTGATTCTATAGCATCTCTATGAATGCTGTTAATTCTTGAGAGACAAGCTTCTTTTAAAATTTTACCTAAGTGTTGCGGCATAAAATCTACACAATTAGAACAGGCATTATAGTTCGTTTGATAGTAGTTTTTACCAAGCCCGCCATGAACATGACCATGAATATTATAGGCAAAAGGTAGGAAGATTGGTTCATGCGATAACAAGATTTTTTCACCAATGAAGAGCGGGCCAGAGTAAACTTCATCAAAAAGCTTGTTATCTATTTCTACTCTATATTCTGCATCAGAGTTGTCCATGGTATAAGATTCAACAATCTCAATTTTATCTTTTGGATATAACTTTGACAAGAGATTCGATAAAGAATCCGTCTTTCCTCCCCAAAAGTCTACATTGAAATAAAGCGTTTCAACTTTTCTCTTATAGTAGCTTAATCCAGTATCATGGTTACCTGCAATAAGAATTTTCCTTCCCGCCCGCAAATCTTTAATATATTCATAATCTCCAACATCACCTAGGATGATTAAGGTATCATTCTTCGTAACAATAGAGTTGATTATCTTTACTTGCTCTGCGGCGGCCGGCCATTCTTCATACGCAGCCTTGATATCTTCATCGCCAAAGTGAGGGTCTCCATATACATATATCGAGCCCTTGTCCGCCCATCCTTGAAAATATTCATATAACTGTGGCATCATAAAGTTATACCTCCTGTAAATGATATTTCTTAACTAAAATTTCATATTTCTTATTATTACTTGTTGCAAGAGCATCAGCTAATTCATTTCCCATGACTCCCGCATGACCTTTAACTTTCTCTATTGTCAAGTTAGGAATTGGAAATTGCACTTCATCATATAATTGAGTCATTAAGTCATAATTTTCAACTATTTGCTTTTTAGAATTCTTCCAACCATTTCTCGCCCAACCAAAAATCCAATTAGTAACAGCATTTACAACATAAGCAGAATCAGAATAACAAATAAAATTCTTATTCTTATTTGCTCTTGCGTACTTAATTGCGGAAAGCATTGCTTTTAATTCTTCTCTGTTGTTAGTGGTATCTTTTGATTGAACAGATTCATTATGGAGAATCGCATTTCTTTCAATAATGACAACGCCATAGCCACCAGGCCCCGGATTACCTAAACAACTTCCGTCTGTATAAATTTCTATCTTACTCAACATCCTCTAAATCCTCTATGTGAAGTTTGGTTTTCTCATAGTGATTCAAAGCCTTAAAGTATTCATCTTGAACATTTTCTCTATTGAACCAATAGTCAGGGTTCAAACCATAGTATTCACAATCTTTCAAAATCTTTAAACAATTAGTTACAAATTCTTGAATTGCAGGATGCATTAAAAGCTTATCATTTCTCTTTTTCATCCACCACTTAAATTCTGCGGTAAAGGTGAAATTATTCTTATTATAAGCGATTCCCGCACCTATATAATCACAAAGCAGTTCCATTGCACAATCAAGAGGCATCAATAAAGCTTCGCCGCCATTATC